TCATTTGCTGCGTCGTAAGCCTCCCAACTAGTGAAGCCGCCTGGAGCCATAGAGCAAGCATCCGTACCCCTACACCCTTCATAGGGATCCCAACTAGGTTCAGGTACTACTGGTTCCGGTTCCTCTACTACTGGCCCCTCATCATCCCAGCCGGGGTCATAATCAGGCTCTTCACACCAACCATCATCACAAACATCCGGTTCCCAATCGTCATCCAAGTATGGATCCTCTTCATCGGGCCAAAGCTCTTCTTCAAATTCTTCGTCTAGCTCTTCTTCCCATTCTTCTTCGACTTCTCCAGAAGGCATCTCCGTTTCATCCACTTGCTCTTCATCCACTTCTTCCTGTTCAGATAAATCGCTGTCGGATTCAAATCCTTCGTCATGAGCTTCCCAATCTTCTTCGTCGTCCCTATCTTCTACTTCTTCTTCGGGTTCTTCCAGCCACTCGTCTTCTTCTTCCCCTTCTGGTTCAGCATCCCCCCACCCAGTTTCGTCCCCATCTTCTGTGGATTCTTCATTCCCTTCTTCATCCTCATCCTCCCACTCATCATCATACCACTCTTCTTCCTCGTCTACAAACTCTTCCCACTCTTCCTCTTCCCCCATAAAATCATCCCAATCTTCCCACTCTTCATCAGTCCATTCTTCAGTAAGCTCTTCCCAGTCATCTTCCCAAACTTCTTCTTCCTCTTCCCAAGGTTCATCCCACTCTTCATCATCCCACGGACCTTCCTCGCACTCATCACACCACTCAGCGTCCTCTGGCCAGAACTCTTCCTGCCAATCATCCCACTCTTCTTCGGTATCTAACCAAAAATCATCTTCAAATACATCAACGTCTTCTTCCTCCATCCAATCTTCATCAGACCAATCTTCTTCCACGGTCCAATCGGTATCTTCCTCATTATCAACCTCCCATACTTCCTCTTCTTCCCATAACACTTCGTCATGCTCTTCCCAGTATTCTTCTATTTCTAACAGAACAAATTCTTGCTCTTCTTCTATTTCTTCAATAAACTCATGAACTTCCTCAATATCAAACTCTTCATTGAACCATTCTTCTTCCTCTTCTAATTGCTCTTCAAACCACTCTTCATCATAATCAATTTCTTCCCACTGCTCATCCTCCCAATACTCTTCATCTACACTTAAAATAACCGCAGTTAAATCAAAATCATCTTCTTCTGCAGGCTCCCACTCTATAACTTCTTCAATCTCTTCAGCCCACGACTCTCCAACAACTTCTGCAAGGTTATCGTCAGCAACAGCTTGAAAATACTCAGCATCAGAAGCAACCCATGCCTCAATCTGCTCTTCCTCTTGAACAATCTCACCAACTTCCACATCGTAAGATATTTCAATAATGACAGGCACAATCACTGGTTCTGGAGCGGGGACAGTCACATCAGGCTGATTGGGGACAGTTGTTACAGGTTCCTCTACACGAGCCTCCACTCTATAAAGCGCTACATCAACTTCAACCTCAGCTAGAACCTCGCCAACCTCATCCGCAATACTAATTTCCATCATCTGAGGCTCTGCTGCAACGACTTCTTCTGTGTCAGAGGGCGGTTGTTCGACATCAAATGTCACTTCAATTTGTTGCCCACGTTCCAGATCGATCTCAACTTCTAATGCATCAACAGCAATTGCCACAGTGGCTTCCTCAATCTCTGCGATTTCAATAGATTCTTCAGAGAAAGCAATAAGAGACTGCTCTTCTACAACAACTTCTTCCTCAATTGCATCTTCCTCAACTATTTCTTCCGGCTCTTCCTCAACGACTGCTTCGATCTGAACAGACTTCTCTTCATTAAGAAGCAGGAGAGAGAATTTTTGAACTTCTTCTTCAACTACTTCTTCGGAAACTTCCTCATCAACCCCTTCCGGCTCAGGTACATCTATCTCTTCAACATCCGCGCTAAACGTTTCTACTTCTGGAGGAAGGAAAACCAGCACCGGGTCGGAGGTGGAGGGACCACTAATCAGATACCTATACGTAGCGCCAGGAATCTCATTAATAAACCCTTCATCATAATAACCAAGTCTTTGACCACTCTCCGTGACAATTTTAAGGCTCATCTGTTTATCACCAGATGCCGCCACAGTTAACAAAGTACCTGACTTGGTTGACCCTTCAGTAGGACAGAAACCACAAGTAAACGGACCAGAACGAATCTTCATAGGTGTAAGCTCCATAGTGCCAACACCACCAGACCAAGCAGAAGCCTCTTCACCGGGATTGGTAGCAGCTAAAGCATAAACCCAACCATCGTCATCAACATCAATCCATCTCTCAACATTAGGCCAGTTGCTATCATAGATGAATATCCTATAGCCATCTTCTGTTTGCTCTACACGATAAGGGGTAACGGCGTGACCGCCATGATCGCTGTAAATGCCAATAGTGAAACCAGTATGCGGCCTTCCTGACTCAGCTTGAGAAAAGTCATAAAGCAATACTTCTGCAAGATCCTTAGGAGACATCTCCAAGAAACTAGATGCTTCTTGCTGAACTTCAACTGCGAACTGCGTCACATACCAGTAAGCTATCTCAGACAAAAGCGCAGGATCTTCTTTAATCAAATCGGCTACAGTATCAGTCCCCTGATACGATGCCAGCGTATTCAAATCCCCAGCCAGTCTCAAGCTTAGAACAGCAAGACCTTCACACAGGCCACCCTGCATTGACTTGTTAGCCTGTTGAATCAACTGCAGAATTACAGGATACGGAGTACACTTGTTATCCGTTACATCAGAACAAACCTGATCGTCTCCATACAAACGACGAGCCATATTAACCGTCAAGTCCGCAGGGGCTTCTCCACCGCCAAAGTTTTCAAACGAAAACGAATCATTTACTGGTGCAAACGGAATGGAATGATCAGCATATTCGACAACAGGTGGATCATCCCTGATCTCTACAGCAACAGACGTTGTTGTAGGAACTTCCTCCACCACAGTAGTAGTAGAAGGAGGAAATAATGTCGTAGTGCTTTCTTCTGTCTTGACGCCCCCGCTAGAGCATCCGGCCAATATCATTGCCCCAGCGAGAATCACCGCTGAGAGACGTTTCACCGCTTCTTTCTACGCTTGTTCTGATACCAGAACAGTAAGCCTACAATAATAACGATACCCAGGCCTACTAGAATTGCCGTCAGACCGCCTCCTGGCGCTTCTGACGGGTTCAAGGACCAATTCTTAGCCCCACCCCCCAGAAGATCCCCAGAGGCCTTCAGATCGGCTACAGCGTCTTCTAATTGATCTACCTGATGCTGAAGTGCTGCCTCATCGGAAGAGGAATCCCACAGAAATCCAAACGCACCACCAATAGCCGTTGGAAGACCAAGAAGCCAAGCAATATTGTCCTTGGCCTTATCGAAGAGATTTGTTGTTCGCTCTATTCCTTGTTTAGCGCCCTCTACATTACTAGCAATAGTATCTCGAGCACTGCGCCCTTCAGCAATAGCAGCAACTATCTCAGACTTAATCGACTCAATAGAATCATCACCCATGCCACTACCCCCATAGGGTAATCATAGCACTATTTCGATAATAAATCGAATCTTTTATAAACGATTTTCATCATGTTGACACATATGGTAAGGGCCATCAGCATCTACATAATGCAAAAATAACTGAACATGAAACGCATCCTCTGGCACATCCACCATTGGATCACGCCAATGCTCAACTTCACATCCTCTATAGATAGCCGCATCTCCTGGTTCCTGAACGATGCATTCATCTTCTATATACAACGGCCACGTTGGAGAATAATTAGCTCCAACAAGCATCGTAGCTGACACTTCACATGCAGGCCTATCCTTATGCTTTTCAAGAATAGCTCCGGGACGATAAACGCGAGTATAAGTATATGTCGGAAGAAGATTCAATCCAGTAACAGCCTCAATCCGTGGCAACAACATAGAATGAAAGAACATCATATTTGTATCTTTATAGACAGAATACATTCCTGGAGATTGATCGTCATCCGGCCATTCATCATTAGCTTCACGCCACAACATGTATTCTGTTACATAATCTAAATAGCTTGGATCAATCTTCGACTTGGCCTCTTTATATTTAAGACCCTTGCTTAAACCCCAACTACTGAACGGCATTTTGATCACGATCACCAAAAAATCCATAGAATATATTTAACACATACCTATCGACATCGCAAGGTAGACTTCTATGTGGATGCGTCCATGATGACGGAAACATAACCCCTCTACCTGCTATAGCTTTAATCTTTAATTTCTGCTCTACAAACTCCAACTCCCCACCAGTTTTAATCGTATTCAAAAACATGCCAAACGTAAGATGTCTATGAGCCAATCCCGGCCAACCAGCATCGCTATGGGCAGCATGATATGCCTCACCGGGCTTATAGCGTAAAATAGAATATCCTTCAGGCATTCCAAAAGGAGGTTGAGCACCAGCATCCCTGCGCTCTTGAATATAATCATCTAAACAATCTTGAGCAAACAACAGAATACTTTCATGCTCAATCTGTGGTGCATCTGCATTAAAATACAATTGCTCTGAATCTCTAGAGTAGCGATCCAATCCCCCCGTTGTGATAGATGTTTTCCAGCGCAACGATCTATTAGCATTGCTAATTGATTCTTCACAACAATCCGTGTCGGCCATTTGATACTGACAAATGAAGGGACTGACCCATACGGGATCTATATCTGGCATTCGCATTTCCTTTCCGTATTCAGTATATCACACTCATACAGGATATCGAATGATATTTTTATTAATCAGTAGCGGCGTAAGCCGTGTCATAGGCCGCTTGAGCAGCAGCAATATCGTCTTCGTCGCTTTCTATGGCAGCATCATATGCTGCTTGGCCTGCGACTGTTTTCCGAGTGATCTTCGCTGTGGGTGGATCTTCAGGCCACACAATAAGTGACTGACGATCTGCTGTAGACGGCAGATCACGCAATGACTGGCGATAGGTAGCCCATTCCTCAGCGGTGTGATCACCTAGAGCAGCGTCACCGATCTGTGTCCAATCCGAGGATCCAAGCAGCCCGTCGCGTTGTGATCTGACAAAGCCCAGGTCAAGATCCATAGCTTCTATATCAGCTGCGATCTCAGCCTCTTCTTCTGCCGTAAGATCAACATACACATTGTCTACGATCTTTTGTCTTGCCATTTTATAATCTCCTTATGTCCCTAGTATACCAGATCTTATTGGCTTATGCCATATAGCGTAAAATCGGTATAAGTCTTAAACCCGCTATTGGGTTCAGACACACCGATATCAGTAATGGCCGACTGGCTGTTCCACAACCCCGCTGCCATCGTGATGCTCCCCTGGGCGCTGTTGTTAGAGTCATTCACAACCACCGTTTGAATGATGACCTGCTTCTCTCCATTGTTGGAGACAGCATAGTTCGGTATCCAGATTTTCACAATAGAAAAGTTGTCAGTCCGACCCCAGTCCGCCTGAACATACTGATACGCCCACTTCGTTTGCCCTGTCGCTCTACCGCTGATAGCGCTGCCCTGATTGACGTTGGACAGATATGTAGATGAATAGTAAGCCCCCGTAGACAAACCACCATTACCAACCCTGATCCAAAGATTCTGCCAGTAGGCCGACGCCGCACTCCTAATCGAACCAATTACCAGCAGATGGTCGTAACTGTTAGAAATGCTGCCCTTCTGCCAAATGGTCTTGTCTGTGGAACCATTATCCCATGTGGTACTCCCCAGTTCCTGATGGTCAATAAGCGTGGTAGCCATCAGTCATTCACCCCATAGAGAGATATGGAAGTTCCCCTCACAAAATTGCCACTAGGCGGATACAACAGGACGGTGGTGATAGCCGCCGTGTTATCCAAAAATGCTCCCCCAAGTCTCATTATAGAACTGCCGTCATAACCGGGGGCGTTACCATGTATTGACATCATCATTTTCTTCTTATATGGATTTGTATAATCCACGATGTCAATGAGGGACACTCCAAACTCTGGACGACGAACCAGCGGCCCAGTGATCCGACCGGCCCCATAAACGTAACTGAAAGAACCACCATATCGGTCAGCATTATGATTGGCTCCACTATAGGCAGTAATCATGCTATCTGAGTAATGAGTATTAGTGTTACCGTTGAAACGCATGAAGACTTGGTGCCCCCCATTGCCTGAAGAATCGAACCCTCCAGAAACCCTTATCTGAAGATGCTCATAAGCCTGAGGGATACTAGAGAAAGTCACACTTGACACTGGGTTTTCCACATACGTTGTTTTGATTGCTTCAATGCCAGCCATTATGAAACCATCCTTGGCAACACACCAAACAAGGAGAATGTCGAACCCGACGCAATATCACCCGGTCCAGACAAGTCAGCCAGATCAATCTCTGTGACCGGAGCCTGCGAGTTCCAAGTCCCTGTCGCCATACGAACCTTGCTGGAACTGGACGAACTGTCTAGGTCACATCCCTGCAATGAAAGAAGAGTCTTGAACTTTCCAGAATTGATGTCGTAGATGTGTGTCACATACGCTCCATAGACATTAGCGGTAGCGTTAGCACCGGGGATGTCACCGAGATACATTCTAGATTTAGTATACGGAATAATTCCAGCGGCAAAAGAGCCATTCCCATAAAAATGCTGCATGTAATAACTGTCGCCTGTGTCGTTGTTAAATCTCAGGTCGAACTCTCCAGTCGTTACATTGGCCGCTGACCGTGCGTAAGAGATAAGAACGAGATCAAGATACTGACTCCAATCAGTCACCTGACCGTCATTACTTGAAGTGAACGTAACAGTTGCCGCATTAGATGAAAGCGCCTGACGGCCAAGGCCGATCCACGCCTCACCATCTGTCAATACTCCGTCAGAATCAATATAAGAGGGGTCAGCCATTAGACCTCCACCTCGTACCTGATAATAACGATGCCCGCACCACCATCGCCTGAATAGCGAGTGGAATGCTTACCACCGCCTCCACCAGAACCCGAGTTCACAGCGCCACCCTCAGGAGTAGCGTTACCGCCACCACCCCCCTGAGAACCACCAGCGCCCACCCCGGCATTACCGGTACCGCCACCGCCACCCATCAGTCCCACCGTGGACGCTGTTATGC